AGATGCAGGGATTGACAACTGCTGATTATAAATACAACTCGCAATCGGGTTTTTTAAAATTTCATAGTACAGGAAGTGAGATAGTTTTTAAAGATTTGTTTTACTATCCATCAGACCCTTACTTTGATAAACTAGGAAGTATGGAAATAACAGGTGCATTTGTTGATGAGGCATCAGAAGTTACTCAGCGTGCTTATCAAATATTATCTTCAAGGATAAGATATAAATTAGATGATAATAACCTAATTCCTAAAATACTTTTAACTTGTAACCCTACTAAAAATTGGTTATACAATGAGTTTTATAAGCCAGACGAAAACAACACGTTGCCACCTCACAAAAAATTTGTTAAATCATTAGTAACAGATAATCCTTATATCAGTAAACATTACGTTGGCCAGCTTCAAAGATTAGATAGGGTTTCAAGAGAAAGATTATTAAATGGAAATTGGAAATATGATGATACACAAAATAAATTATTTAATTATGATGCTATAAATGATTTATTTACTAATGACTTTGTTGCTGGTGGCGAGAGTTATTTAAGCATTGATATAGCTAGATATGGTGCTGACAGTTCAGTAATTTGTTATTGGAATGGTTGGCGGTGCGAAGAAATAAAACAATATAAAAAATTAAGTATATTAGAGCTTGCTGATGAAGTAAATAAAATGGCTACAAAATATAAAGTAAGACGAGGTAATATAGTTGCTGATGAAGATGGAGTTGGCGGTGGCCTTGTTGATATGGTTAGAGGTTGCAAAGGCTTTATAAATAACAGTAGGGCATTGCGAGGAGAAAATTATATAAATTTGAAAGCACAATGTTATTATGAGTTTGCAAAGTTAGTAAACAGAGGAGAGGTTTTTTGTGTTGCTGATATGCAAGCAAAAGATTATATTATACAAGAATTAGAAGTGGTTGAGATGAAGGATATGGATAAAGATAATAAGTTGCAGATTATAGGTAAAGACAAAATTAAAAATAGCATAGGAAGAAGTCCAGACTTTTCTGATGCATTGATGATGAGAATGTTTTTTGAATTAGCAAAATCAAATCAAATTACCTACTACGGATAAACTGCATAAATTAAAATAAATTTAAAAATATATTTGCAATATGGTAATAGTACAAGTTGATAATAAAGAAGTTAAAATTCCAAGTCAATATTCTGATATGACAGTAAAGCAATTTACTGATTATTGGAAGATATTAAACAAGTATGATTTGTCACAAGAGGACGATATTATTAAGAGAGATAGTGATGAAATGGATTGCACAATAGAAATTGTTGCAAAACTTTTAAACATTCCTTTGACTGAAGCTGATGGAATTCCTTATGATAAGGCAGGCGAGGTTATTAACATTTTTAATAATATGATGAATAACGAAAAGTATGATGGGGATTATAGTGGGATGGCTTTTGTTCATAACGGGGAGAGTTATTACTTTCCTAAACTAACATTAGATAAAATGACATTTGGAGAATATGCTGAGGTTAAACAACTTGAAGTTATACTAGGGCAAGAAGTAGATAATAGATTTGATTTCATTCCTCAGCAGATGGCTATATTGTGCAGGAAGGCTGGAGAAGGTAAACACGATTATAATAGAAATAAAAGAGAAAAAGAATTTGAAAGCTTGACAATGGATATTATAATGTCGTTCGCTTTTTTTTTGTCCAAGTGGAACAAACGATTAAGTCAAAGTATCCTAATCTCTACGGAAAACAAAGTGGAACAGGAAAAAAAATTAGTCACATCTTAGATGAATATGGCTGGCTTAATAGTATTTATGATATTGCAACTGACGGAATATTTACAAAGGGATGGAAATATAATGCGGTTGAAAGTGTAGAAGAGACAGAGGTTTGGGATGTATTAACTTATATGAGTTGGAAATCAGCAAACCAAGAATATAAAAATAAGTATCAAGAATTAGAACATAAGAAACAAAAAATTAAAAAGTAATGGCAACTACAACATTAAAGAACTTAATAGATGATATTGAAACTGCATCAATAGGCAATTTTAATAAATTTGCTTTTGGTTATTTAGGAGAGATAAATAGCTTCAGAGCAAGCAGCATATATCCCCTTATGATGTTATTGCCTCCAGACAGTTCGTTTACAAATGTTTATAAAGGAGATGAAACATATAATTGTGTTTTTCATTGCTATACATTTAATGCAGAGGCATTAGATAATAGTCAAGATGGATTGCAGCAAACATTTGATATATTAAAAGATTTTTTTGATAGCACAATCCAAAACCTAGTAAGAAATAATGAGGGAAAATATATATTAGGTGGCCAGCTTACCATTGAAAGAGTAAGCAGAGAATTTAACGATAACGTAGTTGGTATTGTATGCTCTATTCCAATAAAGACTTTTACAACTTGTTACTCTTACTGATGTATTTTGATAAGAAAATATTAAGAAGAATAGGCGAGGAATATGCAACGGCATTTGGTGTTGAACTAATTAAACAGGGCAGAACTGAGAGGGCTGGAGGTCTAATAAAAAGCCTCAGAGTGAGACCTGCTGAGACCTCAGTAAGTGTAGAGGGTAATTTTTATTGGACTTTTTTAGATAAAGGAGTAAAGGCTAGTCAGATAAAATACCCAAGAGCAAAGGCAAGGATAGACGCATTAATAAAGTGGTTAGAACGTAAAGGGGTTGCTGGTAGTGATAAAGTTATTAAAGGTATTGCATATGCCATAGCTTACACACACAGTAAAGTTGGGATGCCGACTCGAAGAGGACGTTTTGATAGAAGCAGAATTAATTTTGTTGATAAAGCAATAAAAAGAAGTAGCTCAAGAATTAATAGAACAATAGATTTGGAACTAGGAAAAAGTGTAGATATAATAATAAATAAAATATAATGGCGAAGAAAAAAAAGAAGGCTTACGGAACTAAAACAAAACCAAAAAGCAAAGGCACAAGAAAAAAACGATATTAATTATGATAACAGAAGTTATGAATGGCGCAGTTTTGTACGATGTTACAAGACCATTTGTTTGGAAATTTCAAAGTTCTACTGCTGCAAATATTATTTATGTAATTCAAAAAGAGGACGTTCAATCTAATTTATTTACAAATATAAGTGGATTACTAAGGCAACCTATGGAGTTTGGAAGCAACGGAGAATTTTTAATTAATCCATCTGAAATATTAGCTGACGAAATAAAAACTAAAATCAGAGAAAAAAATGAATTTAATGATAGAGTTGAATTTGAAGGCTCAGTAAAATGGAGACTGCTAATGACTGAGGAGTTTGTATCACCAAACGGCACATTATTTTATATAAACAATTTGAATATGTGGCAACCAAGCAAGCACGCTTTTGGTATAGATGCAGCAACACAACACGAGGATACATATCAAAAAAATCAAGTTACTTGGTTTGATAGCTACAGAATACATCCTCAAACTAATCTTGGTGCTGGAAAGTTTTTAACTAACAAACCATTTGCAGATATATCAATGTCAGTAACAGATAGCGAGTATGCATATTTTTATATTAACGCAAAAAAACACAAATTTCTTGTAAACGCAAAAGATGATAATAATAACATATATGCAACTTATGAATTAGATAATCTATCTTATGGACTTAATAGTGCTGGCATCGGTGTACCGAATATAATATCAAAAATCGGTCAATCTACTTGGGATACAATAGCCAGCAATGTCCATAAGGTAGAATATTCAGTTATTGATTTTGGAGGCTCTACAAAAACAGAAATCGGCTCTTATAGAATTAATAAAGATACTTGCACAACTGAAAGGCTAAGAGTATATTGGAAAAACAGAAAGGGAGGAATAGATGGCTACACATTTAATAGTGAACTTGAAGTTAGCACAAATGTTAAAAGCAATCTAAGTAAAAGTTATTTAGGTTACAGAAGAACAAATACTGAAAATGATTATAACAGTCTTGGTTATAATGCTAACAATACTTATAATCAACGTTCTCATACTTTGCAAACCCAAAACATAATTGCAAATGAAAGATTACGAGTTACAAGTAAACACGAAAAAGCAACTGTTTTGAAATGGCTTTCTGAAATTATTACAAGTCCATTAGTGTGGGTTGAAAATGTACGAACTGGACAAATAAATTCTGTTTATTCAATAACAAAAAAAGCAACAACAAAACCGAAAGGATTATCATTAGGGCAAATGAAATTAACATTAGCTATGTCTAATGAAATAACAACACAAAGATAGATGGCGAGTGGCGAGGTTAAAATAGAAATATACAAACATAATCTTGTATATGGTGTTATCGATATGTACAGTAACACAAACTTTCCTTTAGCATTGAATTATGGTATAAAAAATATTACTAACATAAATCAAACGAC